GTGCTAGGGTCGTTGCGGTCATATCCCGCATTACCCGACCAATCTACATTGGCATAGTTTGGATATAAGCGTTTTGCTGTTGATTCAAGAGCAAGTTTATATAAGTCATAATTTGGAGTACCTGGTTTGTCATTGACGCCTTTCATATATTGGAAGATTCCACAAGGGAAAATTGCCGTTTTGTGAAGTTTGCCAACTCCTTTAATCGAACCTTCAAGAAGAGCTTTAATTATCATGCGGCCCTCTGGAAGAGTGCATGTACCGTAGTTGATTGATGTGAATGGAAGTTGGTTGCCACTGCGTGATTGAAGGGTGTTAAGGTTGTGATACATTCCCTCTACGGCTTGGCGCGTTTCTTTTTCAGTCATATCCATGGCATATTCCCAGGCATCTGGATGAAGTTTTTTAAATTCTTCATCATCGAAATGAATAGTATTATCTGGATGGCTCTCATCATGTTCTAACCATTTTTTAAATCTGTTTGCTTTATATTCACTAAGACGTTCTACATAAACTAAGCCATCCTGTAAATGCTTTGTAAAACTTTTTCTTACATAAGGAACCATTGTCCAATCGAGGTGCGATGCACTCACGCCACCAAATTGTTGAAGCGATTGAAGCTGAAATAGAACCGCTACAAGTTGAAATGCCGTATTAACTGAATTTGCTGGTCTTACATCTGTTTGTCTTGTGTTAAAGCCGTTAGCAAGTAAATCATCAAATGGAACTGTTAAACAGTTGTGCATTCCCAGAATGTAAGCATCAAGGTCGTGAATATAAATCTCATTATTTAAATGGTTGTTGCGAGCCATTTTTGAAACAAGATTATCTAATGCGTACTGTTTAAAAATAACCGAGTCAGCTTCACCTCTGCGGCCGCCGAATGAGTATTCATCAACATTTGCGTTTTGATTTTGTACATCGGTCGCAGCTAGCTTAACAGCGACACGGTCCATCATTTGCGTATTCCATTCACGCTCACGATTTCGGTCTTGTCTATAACGGATATATGCTCTTGCTACATCTTTACGCTTTGTAGACATAAGTCCGTTTTCAACCAAGTCTTGAATTTCTTCTACTGTTAAAATTTTGTTGTTTTCTTTTTCAATAAAAGTAGCTATATTATTTGCTTTATCTATTGCATAGGTAGAGATTTCTCCATCAATTTGTTCAAAAGCTTTTAATATAGCATTAACAATTTTGTTTTTATTAAATTCAACTATTCTTCCGTCTCTTTTTTTAATATATTGCATTTATCCCTCCTAAGTAATTAAAAATATATTAAGGATTGATTTTTTCGCCACAGTAAATACAAATATCATTTTCGTATTTATGTGGACAAATAGACCTAAGATATTCATTATCTTCCATATACTTTTGTACTTCCGGTTGAAGGATGAATATAGATGGGTCCATTAATGACTGGATTTTTTGATTGTTGAAATTAATTTTATCTCTAATTTCGTCACCTGTCATTTCTTACTTCACCTCCACGATATTCATAAAAGTCTTTGAATAAATCATAATTATTTTCTCTTACAAAATTAAAAATCTTTTGTATAGACTCTTTCTCTAATATTGGCTCTTTTATGTGATATTGTTTGATGGCGGCATAACAGTAGCTATATAGTGTTTCGAAGGGTTCAACTGTATTAAAGAATGCAGACCTTCTTTTAACTACTAAATGCTGTGTATATCTAGCAATTAATTTCATTACATTTTTCCAGTCATCATCAATGAGAGAATTCTCATTATATATAAGTGGAAAAACGATATGATAACTTCGTAAATTTATGATGTTGCGAAAAATGCGTTGAATACCACCATTGATTAATTCTTCATTGGTATAGCAGTTAGTTAGGTCAACAGATAGTTGTTGATAAGCCGCTGAAGTTTTCATTACTTCGGTCATTTCGGGGATATATGACTCATCTATTAAACCTTGATGTGTTAGAGAGAAATAAGTTCCCATTGGTTGAAGTTCTAACCAGGATATTAAATCTGTTTTGTTGTCTACGATAACCGGATACTTCATACCTACTCTGCGGCCGAGCGAATTGGATATCCAATCAGTTAGATTATCTTTAATTAGCACTAGCGCGCCATCAATATTGTTTAAATTATAATCGTGAAATATAATTCCAAAGTTGTCGCTGTCGCGTCGAAGTTGTTTTTCAAAGTCTTTCCAAACAGTATTTCCATCAAGAGAAAGTCTTACATGTTCGGCGCGGCGCATTGTGCTTAAAGCATTTTTGTTGTAACCGTGCGCTAATTTTGGATTTAAACCACCATATAATGATATATCTGGTTTCATACGCTCTATATCTAATGGAAGTGGCTTATATTTATCTCCGTCGAAGGCGCGGCCGCCATATTCGACATTCGAATATGTAGGCAGCTGCGTATATGGGTTATAGAAGTCTTGACGCACAATAAAATGGTTGTATCGGTTAGGGGAATAGCTGGGCGCCAACCCAACTATTTCCCGTTTACGCTTGTAATAAGAGGATAATTTCATTAATTCCAAATTATAAAAAGGAATTGGATAGTATGGAAGGTCTGCATCATATAATCCATAACTCATGCTTCCATACGCTCCGTTTGTGTTTTTATATATCCATTATCATCAATTGAAGTTATAAGTTCAACTAAATGATGTGGAGTATTTTTATATTTCTTTGCTATGAAATTATCTTCTCTTCTGATTCCCGTTACGATAATTTTATTACCACGCGACAGCCATGATTTTTCAATCACTTTCTTTGTACCATCTGGACGCTTTTCAGATATTTGTCTATCGTAATGTGTAAACGCATCACCAAATATCTTTACAGTCACAACACTGTCATTTGTTAATAAAGTGACCATTTTCTTGTTCTTATCCTTATCTAAAACTGTTCCTGCTATACGAACAATTTTAAATAATGGAATTTTTTGTCCTGTATCTTTTGACCTAAATTCATAATTTATAATTGGGTCTTCTGGCAATTTACTATATTCACTTAACCCATATAAACTATTTTTAATGTTCTTTAATTCGTGGTCGTGGATATAACATGAAATCGAATCCATTTCCCACTGACTTATGTTGCCCTCACAATATTTATCCCATAAGTCTTGTCTTAATTTATTATTAACTGCGTCTAATAATTCTTGATTGTTCTTTTGAATAAATGGACGAATTATATCCATTTGCTTTTTATATATTTTATCCCAATCGGTTTGTTTTATTTTAAATATATAATTTTCTGCTGGACTTAATAAATCCATATCAAAATATTCAGAATAGAAGTTTAATGCTATATTATCTATTCCATAATAATTATCAAACTTTAACTTCTTTAAATACTTATTAAAATTATAAACCCTACATTGTAAATCGTATTCTTCTGGAATCAAACCAAAATCAATTAACATCTTCATATTCTGAAGTGTAATACGCTTTTTCTTATCTGCAATTAAATCTATATACACATTCATTGCTTTTATACGGTCGCCGCCATATAATCCGTCAAATGCGCCCGACTTAATCAAATTAATCATTTGAGGTTTATTAATTTTAACCTTGCCTAAGAAATCTTCAATATTCTTATATGGACGATTCTCCATTATCTGTTTTACAATTTCATCGCCTACTTTTGTAATACCACTTAATCCATATACGATACGATTGTTATCTATATCTGGTGAGAATGTATATTTTGATTGGTTTATATCAGTTGCAACAATTGTTACACCCTCATGACTCATTTTACCAATCGCAGTAGCGATTTTACCATAGTTTGCACTTTTTGCTGGTTTCTTTTTGGACTTAGATTCAGATATATCGGATTCATCTTCATCATCGTCATCACTGTCTTCAAATACTCCCATTGATAAGTCATAAGTGGTTTCCCCAACATCTTCTCTATCTGTTCCTTCGTCATCGTCTTCATTTTCTTTTTCTGCGCCGCCGCTATCAGATATAAGACATGCACAATCCCACAAAATCGTTGGATATTTATATGCAAGATTTAATTCTTGTAATCCAATTAACGAATATGCTAATGTATGTGATAGATTAAATCCATATCCTTTTGACATTGCAATTAATACATTCCACACATAAGTACATAACTTTTCATCTAACCCTTTTTCTTTTATTGTTTTAAAATACTCATCGGTTAATTTATCATATTCTGCTGGATTCTTTTTTGCAATTGATTTTCTTAACTTATCTGCCCAAGTCAGATTAAATCCACCCAACTCTGGAAGTTGAACCAACTGCATGAACTGCTCCTGTGCAATACACAAACCATATGATGTGCTCAATACTGGTTCAAGAATTTCTTTTGCTTCGGCGCCGAGTCCATATTTCTTCAGCTCATAATCCCAATCACTTGGATGTGCTTTGAAACGCGCGAGCTTATTAACTGGCATTTCTCCACCTTTTTCTGTTGCCATAAGACGAATTGCAGAGTTCAAAATTGCCAAGTCGTCTACAGAAGTTGGTTTCATCGCTGCAATTCCGCTTATTCCAGACTGTTTCTCCATTTGGAATAAACTCATTACCTTATGATTCCAACACATCTCCCACATTTCTTTACTATCTCTTTCGAGATTATATATGCCAATAATTTTTTCGTATGTTTCTTTTAATGTGGCTTCTCTTTCCTCATAACCATATTCACAAATAAGGTCAATACAGTTATGAATTTTATCAAGGGCTTCAACTGAAAGAATATCATACTTAATAAGTCCTGTGTCTTCTGCATCATGAAGGTCGAATTGTGTAATAATTTCACCCTTTGGCGCACGCATGAGTGCGGTTGACTCGGTAAACGGTTCGTCAACGAAGATAACTCCACCTGCATGAATACCACAGCCATTAATAAGTCCTTCAATACCTTGCGCGACTCTCCATACCTCTGGATAGTTCTCTTCCATTTCAGTTCTAAACTGAACCGATGCGCTCATTCCATTATCTGGGTCGCCATAGAATGTTTGTTTGAGAGTTCGAAGCTGTCCTCTATCTGCTTGGATAAACGAGGATAAATATGCGGCTATATCGTTGTCAATTCCAAGACCACGACAGGCTGTTTGAATTGCCGACTTTGACTTCTCTGTTTTCAAAGTTAATACATTTGCAACTCTGTCTTCTCCATAAATATTACGGAATGATTTTAATACCTCTGCGCGCCGGCCGCCCTCAATATCAATATCTACGTCGAGAACCGATACACGCTCTGGATTTAAGAATCTCCAACGCTTTGTCTGACTCTTCTCTCTCAATGGGTTTATCTGTGTAATACCTAACAGATATAACAAAATAAATCCTACACCAGAGCCTCGGCCGCAACCGACGAGAGTTCCTGCGTCCCAGCACGCGTCAATTATGTTTTGAAGATTTAAGAAGTATGCGCTCCATCTACTTCCGTTTACTTCTGATGAAATCCATGTATCTTCAAGACATGCATCTATTTCTTCATAAGTTTGTCTATTATTTAAAGTATTATCATTAGCAATTCTTTCAATAATGGTTTCAGCTAATAATTTATCTTCTTGATACTCTGAATTTAAAAATGTTTCAAGATAAGGAATTTGATAAATATAATAGTCTGTTAAATTTTTGTCATATATTGGTGTTTTCCAATTCAATCTTGGAATTTTTAATGGTTTCATAAGCGAATAATCTTCACACTTATCTCTAATTTCTTCAATTGTTTGATAAGCTGATTGAAGAACTTCTTCACCCATTTCTTCTTCCATATACTCGCGCACTTCTTCATCACTCATAAGATAAGTTGTTGCATAAAAATCATCAACCTCTCTATCTCCTTGCTGTGAGTTCAGAAATGCTTTATGAATCGGCCTATCTGCTTTTTTCAAATAATGTGCATCATTCGTTATTATATATTTAATTCCTAACTCTGCACCCAGCTCAACCAACTTATGATTCACATATATCTGGTCTTTATTAAACGATGGCTGCATTTCAAAATAGAAATCATCTTTTCCAAAAATTCCTTGCATCTGTACAATCCATCGTTTAATTAAATCCATACTCGGCGTGCCAGTATCTCTATTACGAATGAGTTGAGTCGGAAGACACCCTCCAAGGCAAGCTGTACATCCAATTACATGACCTGGATTAGCTCCAATTATATCAATTAAATCTTGATAATAAGTCGGAACTCTTCTCATTCCACGAGTTACATAACTTCTCATCCATGCACGCGAAGAGACTTCGCGGATTTGTTTATGTCCCTCAAGGTCTTTTGCAAGTAATATAAAATGAAAATATCTATCTGTTTCTTTTTTATAGTTTTGACTATTTAATCCGTTTCTTACAAGATAAATTTCGTTTCCTCTAATAAGTTTGAAATTCGGATTATCTTTCTTGATTTTATTATAATATTTTTCCGCACGAATGTGCGATGCGATTGTGTCGTGTTCAGTAATTGCTACTCCACTATGACCCAATTCGATTGCATAATCAATTAAACTTTCGACTGTGTTTATGCTATCGCGCAAACGAAAATTCGAAAAGTCAGTGTGATTATGCAGACTTAAAGGGTATCTTAGTCTATCCATTCACATTTACTCCTTTTTTCTCTTATTTTATATTATAATTATATCAGATTTTTATTAATTTGTCAAATTAAAGTACATTAATCAGTAATTAATTTCTCTTTTAAAGAAAAATTCATAGTATGATATTTTTTATATGTCATATAAATATAGAAATATCCAAATAATGCTCCTACCAATGTTGAATATCCTGCATATAATGGTTGTCCTTGACAGCAAGCTATTACATAGAATTTACAATCGGTTGGTTTGGTCATACTTAACTGTTTCATAATTAATACCCTGCTTGTTGCCATTTACATTTTGGACACTTATAACTATATTGTGGAGGATATGAAGTTAAAACTAAACTCATATTTTTATATATAAACTCTCCACAGTTTGGACACTCTATCTCTGTTTTTATCCATAACTGATTATCATTAAAAATATTGCGCTCTCTTTGTTTTTCTGCTTGATAATCTTCCCATTTCATATAATACTCCTTATGTAATTAAAAACTGTGATGTTTCTGGACGTAAATCATCTATTGTAATTTTATCGTAATGCCAGTATGGAATACGTATTAGTGGAATGTTATGGATTTTACAATATTCATTTTTAATTTTATCATGTATTTGCGTTATTTCAAAAGCATCTTCTCCAAAAGTTGGCTCAAAATGTTGTATTCCATCATATTCAAGCAAATAAGAATTATTAATAAAAAAATCAAAAGGTAATTTATTTTTATCTTTACAATTTTTATAAGTATATTGTTTAGTATAATTAATTTTAAATTGGTTTAACAGATTTTGAATTTTTAACTCTCCTTGAGATTTTATGCAACCACAACTTTTAGTCATTCCTCTAACTAAAGAATCTCTTGATATACTAACTTCATTGCCACAGTCGCATCTACATTTCCAATAGGTCTTACCTCTTTGATTAGTATAATCATAGGCAATCACAGTTAACTTTCCAAATTTTTGTCCGATAAGATTTATTCGACATCGTTCAATAGTTTTTTCACGTTGATAACAACCACAAGATGTAGTTCGGCCAGAACGTAAATCATTGGCTCTAATGTCTTTTTCATTACCGCAATCACAAACACAATGCCAACAAACATGTTGTCCTCTATTTGGCGCACGACTTACTACTATTAATCGCCCATATCTTTGTCCTGTTAAATCAATTAATTTCATTTTAAAACCCCAATGTTCCATCTTCAATTTGATAGTTGCTTATGAAAATTTGTGGAGTATAATTCCCCATCCACTCATTTAAATTTGCTCTACCAACAACTTCTAGTTTTACATCACCATCATACTTTCCCAACTCTTCAATAAACTCTTTTGCATGAAATTTCATATAAGCAATTCCAAACTTTGTAATTTTAACTGTGTCTTGATTCTTACCCATAATTTGAATATCACGCTTTGTTATATTAATATCTTTAATATGAATTAAAGGCTCATTATTTTGCTGACCCCAAATATCTTCATGGCTTGCTATATCTACAATTAAATCTTCAATATCTGTATCTGCAGCGATTCTTTCAAAGTTCACTTCATACCACGACTCACCAAAATCTACGTTTTCAAGCTCTTTGTTCGCATATTCGTGAAAGGCGGCAAGGTTCTTATCTAAAATACCTATACCACATGCATTATCATGGCCTGCAGTAAATGTGAAATATCCGCTCTGGTCCATGAAGTTTTTAAAAGAGGTAAGTTCCGATTCATTTAAACCTCTACTTGACCCCTTAATCTCACCCTCATCGTTGAGGCGCGCCACTATAGTTGGCTTCTTATATTTCGCGCTCAACTTCATAGCAACAAGTCCATTTAACTCTGGTGGGAACTGGTCATCTTCTTCTAATCTGACAAATAATACTTTATTTGAAAGTAAATCGTGTTTTGCAATTTTAATTTCAAGCTCCTCAACCGCCTTGTCAAGTATACGATTTTGCTTCGCACGTGCATTCGTACACTCGCGCGCGGATTCAATTGCGACTTCTTCGTAGGTTCCCTTCGCACCACGCTTATGAGATTCTACCATTGCGTGGCCGTCAATAAAGGCTTGAAAGCAACGTTGTTTTTCATCTTCGGCGCCCGCCCTAATCATTGCATTGATAAGTGGGGTTATATAGAAAGCTACGCTGATTGGATTAACCTTGCCGCCCATTGAGAATGACTGTTTTTCACAAAGGGCTTTAAAGAAATAGTTTTTAATATTAGCAAGTCCTGTGTGTACGATGTATCTATTCTCAAGTGATAACATTGACATCATATCACTTATCAGACCAAGTGCGGCTAGGTCGATAAACTCATTCGCATAGTTTGTGCCTTTAAGTGAATCATAATATCTACAGAATTGCCAAGTCACACCTGCACCACATAATTCTTTATTTTTATAATTTGGTGACAATTGATTATTTACAATAATTGCATAGTCAGAAAAATGAGTATCTGGCTCTACAATATGATGGTCAAGTATAAGACATTTAATTTTATATTCATTACCAAGTTGTTCTATATATTCAAAATCATTACTACCTGCATCGGGTATGACTACATATTTTATATCTCCAAAACCAGCCATATATCCATCTACAATATCTTTATAAGTATCTGATAAACCATGTCCTTTACCTTTATGAAGTATTGGAAGAATATTCACTTCTGTATTCCATTTACGCAGATATTGTATGAAGATTGCGGCCGAGGTAAAACCATCTACATCAGAATCAACTACTACTGCTATTGTATCTGTATTGGGTGTTGTAGTCATATGCTCAAACATATCTGCAGCTTGTTCAATATAATCAAGGTCTATTGGTTGTTGTAAATGGCTATCATCTGGTACATTAAGAAAATATTCAAGTTCTTCGGAGCTAAGCCCGCGTTCCATTAATAGTTCATTGGTATAGTTTTCTCTTATATCTTTATTAACTAGCTTTGTTTTCATTCATCTTTCTCCGTATTAATTCATCAAGTATATCATAAATTGCACGAGCCATCATATAAATAAATCTGTCCTGCCATATATCCGTTGGCTCTGCAGTTCTTTCCATAATTTCTTCTATATAGGCTCTATCTTCCATTAATCGTTTTATGGTCATTTTACTTTAACCCTCTTTTTATATAGTTTCCAAAAGATTTCACTTCCTTTATCTGTCGGTGAATCTTTCATGTCTAACAAATTCTCCCTATCATATATAAAAGAAAAATCACAATAATTCTGATATTTCTTTCCTATCTGCCACAGCTTATTAAAATAATCTTCACTACCAGGCAGCTCTTCTTTGTCAAAACAAATTACGACTTCGCGTGGATGTGCAGTTTGCATTAACAGTTTCAAAGCGTGTTTATTAAACTGACTTCCGCATACCGCAGCCGAGCAGTTTGCAAAATCCCACCCTTCCATTTGGAGTACAGATTTCTCTGCCTCTACCAAGAAACACGTACCCGTTCGCTTTATATTTTCTTTTGTCCAATTCAATCCATACAAATTCAGCGACAGTGGATGACTATACCATTTGCCTTCAATTTGTACAGGCATATACTTACCCACATTCTCAACCTCCCATTCATTGAGTGCGCGCCCTCGTATTCCGACTAGTTCACCTTTTGGATTATAATGTGGTATTATAATCTTATTCTGTGGTACCGAATAACGTATATTAAATTTTTCCATACTCGTTTTAGTAATACCATCATTTAACCATTCTGTTGGATAAAACTTCGTAAATACATCAATAATGCCATTTGGATATGTCGGGAGTTCTATATGCTCGGGCGCGGCGTATGTATCTCGTATACGCTGATACTTTTTAGGCGCAAAACCGTCTGGTTTATGGTAATTACTACAATCAAGAATTACCTTATATATGTCTTGATACCAATCGTAATCATATCCTCTACATTCATAATAATGTTTAAGAAATTTAAAGATTGACATATTACCACACTCTGTGTAGCATACAAAGAGGTGATTATTTTCATAATAATATAATTTCATAGATGCTTCATCGGCATCTTCATTATGACAAATAGTTGGAAAGATTACGTACCCTGGTTTTTCAATATAATTATCCGCACCAAGTGTTTCCATTAATTGAATTACTTTTTGTGTATCTAATTGCTCAACTATACCTTTATAATCAATCAATTACTTCACCTTGATTTAACCTTTCTACTATTACCTTAAAATGTTCATCTTCAGAATCTTCCCAACTCTTAATATTATAATCTGTTCGCGTATAGAAATCCTCAACTGGGTCCATTCGTGAGTCTGTAATAAATAAATCTCTTTTCTTTAAAGTTCCCAAATTCATATCAGACCAAATACGAACCTGCGTCCATTCACCACTTCTAACTTTAAAAATATCGGTTACCAAGTTAGGTTTATTCTCTGGATGGTTTTCATACAGCGGTGCAAGAACTTCTAATTCTTCTTTTGTTGGTCTTGCCATAATCGCGCCATTGTCGGCTTTGTTAATCGTACTACGGCCGCCCGCTAATGAACCTTCATTTCTTATATCTTTATTATCGTCACCTTTTGCATTAAGCTGGGTTGACGTAAACATCGCTACATCTAATTCAACAGCCAAATCTTTTAGCGCTGTTGCAAACATTAATAGCACCTCATCATTTCTTAATGCGAACCCCTTAAATTCATTTAATAACGACGGTCCAATAAATATATAATCGTAAAAAACATAACCTATATCATATATAATACAATTTTCTCTTACAATTGTTTTAACCGATTCAATTGTTGGATTCGGCATTTTTACAAGAATTAAATTATTATATTTCTCCATTAATGCAATCGCTTGTGTTATAACCGCGCGCTCTCTATCGGAAAAATCTGCGTATTTAAATCTTGTCGCATTTATATCTGTTAAGTAAGCTAAAATCATCGTTCTGACTTCTTTGAATCTTTGCTCTGTTACAATAAATAAAACCTTTTCACAATTTCCAATCTGTTCCCATTCACAAGTTGTACTATTATATCTAATCGGATAAGCTAAATAACATGCATCAGCTACCGCGTTTCTTGTCTTACCCACACCAGACGCAGCCGACCTAATTGTTAAAGTTCCTTTCTTTGCTCCGTCAATAACTTGGTTAAAAATTTCTCCCTGTATTGGCATACCAATTTCATATGCCGCACCAAATTCATCGACTAATGTATTCATTCCTTGAGCCGCAGATTCAACCTCTATTTCATCGGTTGTTTCATATTTGGCTTCAACACCTAATAGCTTTTTTCTAACTGCATCGGTTATCAGTTTCGGACTTAACATATTAAAAGCCTGGTTAATTTCTTCGGCTTTTGGATTTAATAAATCTTCGCAATAAAATTCACTTGTATCAAACCCTTGTTTTTTTAAGTCCTTAAGTAAATTAAACATCTTAAAACGGTTATAATAGAAGTCAAAATTATCAACTTCTGATAACTCTATTATATCCTGCAGATATTCAATTCCATTTTTGTCTTTAAATAATTTTGCCGATACTTGGTCTGGTTCTATAAAGTTTTCTATATCTATGGGTTGTATTTTTGTCGCTCCATTTCTATATAACCCACTAATTGCCATAAAAATCGACCGTTCAAATCTTGAAGGAAAATCAGTTAAGACAAATGAATATTTGTCAATTTCACTCAATAACTGCGGTTTCTTCATCAAACAGCCGAGTATCTGTTGAGTATCTCGTTTATCTATCATTTTCTAACTTTACCCTCTTTATAAAATTCTATATTAAACCACAGCCACATAAATTGACATGAATATGTAATACTACCATTTTTGAATTGACTAATTTCAATGGTTGGAAGAAGATAAATAGATTTATAATAAGTTTTCCAACTAATACCACGTCTTCTATTACGAAAAATCATATTATTCATCGTCCTCCAAATCGTCCAACACACTAAAATCAACCTGATGTTTCGTTTTAGGTTTTTTAGTTACACTAACTTTAGTTCTCTCTGCAGCCGCGCGCATCTGACGTTCAATCTCTGCGATTGTTCCAGCAGATTGACGTTCTCGCGCGGCCCAGTACGCACAAGCATCACTGTATATAAAAGGAACTATACCAATTCCACCATGTCCTTTTTCCCAATCGCCATGCTTTACTTCATAAAAATATTTCAACGCAAATAAGATGCCCTTATTGGTCATCTTCTCTTTCAAAAACTTTTTACGCTGTGCTTCACACACCCAATAATCATACGCAACTTTGAGGTCGCGCGCGATGAAGTCATAAATTAAATCTACATAATCTTCATCATTGTCGGGTTGTGCTTTCTTCCAATTCTTATAACACTGCCTATGGTAATAATAATTACGCGATGGCATAATCCAATCATCTTTTTCTTTATCTATTTCAATATTACAAATTCTACATTTTGCCATATCAAAACTCCTTTCCTCTTTATTATATTATATCACAATTATGAAAATAAGTCAAATTTAAAAAGAGTAGGTTAAACCTACTCTTTCTAATTTATTTAACCATATCTCTCATTTCAAGTAATACTAAGAAGAAAGGCTCTTTTTGGTCTTCAGTTATCTCTGATAACTTAAGTTTTCTACCAAAAATCATTTCAACTTTCTTTAAAACACGCTCTGCATTAGCCGGGTCTGCATTAACCAGTTTTGCCCAAATCTGCTGCGCTTCTTCACGTATTTCTTCGAAATTAAGTTCTTCTTCTACTTTCTTTTCAAGCTTATCTACTACTTTTGCGCCATCGAGGTCTCTCTGTTTATCAATAGCTTCATTAATTGCTGCAACAAGTTCATCATAACCAAGCTTAATCTTTGGCGCAAGATATGGGAATCGGCTGCCCGCCATAACGGTTGGGGTTTGTCTAGTATACAGCCATCTATGACTATTACCATCTTCATCCCATTCAGTAGCAATATAACCAATAATATCTACTATCTGATTTACTACTTCATAGCAACGCTTTGGCATCGACGGAGCAAGAATTTCAATCTCACTATCATCAGCAGTCTTTTCTTTCCTTGTCTCAATATGAGAGATAAGAACTAGACCATAGCCAAGCATTGTTATTTTTCTTAAACAAGTTTCAAACTCTTTTTTAGCCAGAGTCCAACCCTGACCCCAAGGAATATCACGAATTGATTGAACTCCATTCTGACTGCATACAAACTGTTCGCACATTTCATATGCAATGGTAGTTGTATCAATTGTAATCGTATCATACATAGCTTGAGCTTCTGGTTTCTCTAATTGCCTAAGAACCTGACGAAATTCTGACCACTTATTAATATCAACAGCCTTAATTCCATCAATAGCGTTATAGCCTTTCTCAAAAGCAACTAAAAGATTTTTAGGAAACCGGGAAGCCATAGTAGTCTTCCCGGTTTTAGGCTTACCATATAAAAGTAAATACTTACCTTTTAAATCTCTAGAAATAACCGTAGGCTCAATGGATAAAATATCAATCATTGAAGCCCACCTCCATTAAAATCCAAGGTCAGCAAATCCATTCTTTGGAGACTGCTGCGGTGCTTGTCTTGTAGCAGCTCTGGACATATCTCTATCCTTCTGCTTCTCAAGTCTAATCTTTCTTTCTGCAAGAGCGTTCTGAATCTCTGCATTATCGAAAGCATAATCACCTTCAAGTGGCTCCTGCGAACCACCAGTGATAATAAGGTCACTTCTATTGATGGTTCTTGTCTTCTCAATTGGCTCACCAAAGTCAACTTCCTCGATAATTGTCTCGGTTGTTGCAGAGAAATCAAGTCTACCATTTGCCTTAACAGTATTACCAACTTCCCAATAAGTAGATACTGCGCTAATTACGCCCTCGCTCTGTGCGAACATAGGAACGACGTCAACCTTTCCACCATACTGCGGAATAATTGCATCAATTCTATATCTACCTGTAGTTTCTCCATTTCTATCAATCTCTTCACTCTTGTTAGCAACTACAAACTCTGCTGTATAAGTTGCCTCTGGCTTACACTCAGACTTAGAAATACGATTGACAAATGAAGCATTAATTCTTGGGAAAGAAATAAGTCTACCATCTGCACTGTAATATTCGTTCATACGAATACTTGCATTTGTAATACGAACTCTATCCGCGCCATCTTCACCATTGTCAGATGCTGCAATACTTACATACTCGTCAGCAATTTTCTTAATTGACTCATATGCTGGGTTCGGTGTACCCTTATTTGTCAGCTTTGAAGCAAACATGTGAACCGGAATAGCCAGTTCCTTCTCTTCTCCACTAATCTTCTGAGTAACCTTAACTGTAATTGAACCACCAATAGATTCTACTGTCTGTCCATTCTTATTAAATGAACCTGGCTTAATATCAATTTCAGCGAGAATTCCTTCAATTTTACATCTATTTTCTGCTTGTCTTAACATTAATTTTACCTCATTTGTTTGTCTAGTTCTGTTTGTTTAAATCTGTATAAAGAATAATAATGGAGGGTTTATACAACCCTCCTATTTAATTACTCCTCGTCTTCGCTTGGAACAAATACCTTGCCCTCATCTGTCAGTGTTACATAAGTAATTGGCTTATCAGCACCCTCAACCTCAACCTTTTCTCTCATAGCGAGGCCCTTCTTTGTGAGGTCTGTTACGTTAGCTCCTACCGAACGCTCTGTTCTATCAAGAGCATTTGCCAGCTCAGGAATAGAAACCTTTCCACCATTGTTCTTTACATACTCGAATACTTCATTTGACTTTTCTGTAAGCTTCATAATTTTAAAATCTCCTTGTTTAAATAAATTAATAATTGTGTTTTCTGAAAGTTTTCTCTCAACTTTCTATAAATATTATACTAAATTTTTGAATTAAACTCAAATTTTGATTTCTCTACTTACATAACAAGTAGTCCAATAATTTTTGCATTTGAAAGTTTCATTGATTTTGTTCCTTGTGCACCTTTTGAAAGAAGACTTATCTCATTTAAATTAATTTTAATTTGTGCATTGGAAGCCACTACAATGGTTTCTCTTTCATTGTTTATAGGAGCAAAAGCTATTAGTTTATCATCATTATCTTTGAGTGAATGGATTTTACTTCCTTTTGTTGCCCTTCCAGTTATTGTAAAATCTTTCGCAGTTGTTCGTTTAATATATCCTTTTTCACTTATGCTTAAAAATTCTTTTGTGTCAGAAGGAATTACCTTTGCTGATACAAGAACATCACCATCATTAAGGGTTATACCCTTAACTCCCCTCGCTACTCGTCCTATTGAACGAATATCCTTTGTTTCACACAATACAAACTGACCGCGCGCAGTCATCATACCGACTTGTTCATTGTCTACAAAAAGAATCGACACTATTTCATCATTATTATCTAAGTTTAGAGCCTTAACACCGCCTTTGCGTTTTATGTTATACTCTGAAAGCCTACTTTTCTTTAAAATACCTTTTTTTGTAAAAAAGATTATGTGTTCTTTTTGTTTCTTTTTGTTGAGGAAAACAAGTTCTTCAATGCGTTCTCCTGCGCTTAATTCTACTATGCTTTCAATTGGAATTACTTCTTCAAATTGAAGTTCAGAAGGCAATAAGTGGAAGCAGTTTCCAAGATTCGAGAAAAGAAGAACAGTATCAATGTTAGTGCCTGAAGCAGTAGCAATTACATATTCTCCTTTGCTCATTTTAAATTTATTTCCAACACCTCCGCGCCGTTGTGAGTAAAGCGTAGAAGTGGTGGTGACATAGATATTGTTTTGGTTCGACAGATTGATAAGTAGCTCTTGTGTTTCTGTCGGCTCTTCATCGTCTTTTGAGATGTTGAGAATTTGTGTGCGGCGCGCATCGCCAAATTTGTTTGCTACATCACGCCACCCTTTAATGAGTTGAGCATTAAACTCACTTTCATTGTTAATTATATTATAGATGAATTCTCGTTCTTTTTCAAGTTTTGACTTTTCAGATTTTAACTTTTCAACTTCGAGATGTGCAAGTCGAGAAAGTTTCATATCGAGAATTGCTTTTGTTTGAACTTCATCAAGGACATATTCGCTCATCAAACGCTCGCGCGCCACCGACGTAGATTCAGATGTTTTGATGAGGCGAACTACATTGTCAATGTCCTCGATTACTTTAAGAAGACCCTCGATTATATGGAGACGGTCTTCGATTTTCTTGAGGTCAAATTCATAACCTCGTCTATATACCTCTTTTTCGTGGTCGATATGTGCTTGAAGCATTTCTTTCCATGTGAATACTTTTGGAAAGCGTCCGTTGTCAAGCATTGTAAAGTTGATTGAATAGTGAGATTGAAGTGAAGTATTTTTGAATAGATATTTTAATACCTTGTTTGGATTTGCCTTTTTAGCTAAATAGATTTTGATGAGAGGTGTTTTTCCAGTAAGGTCATTAAATCTGTCAACTCCTGGATTTTCTTCTCCATTGATGATGTCTTCAAGCTCACCGCAAATTGTATTTGTATAGACTCCATATGGTATCTCCGTTAC